ATGGTGATTTTTTAATTCATCTATGAGTGATTCAATTTTCATCCATTTTTCATCAATATAATCGACATCTTTTGTTTGTAGTATTTTTTCGGTTCTTAAATAAGTTATTATCCATTTTTGATTTTTAGGACAGTCTTTTAATAGATTATTAAATATTTTTAATATTTGTTGGCTTTCTCGTTCCATATAATCCCTATCTGGTAATATATTTCCAATTTTCAAGTCGTTGTTACCATAAAAAAATGCTGTGAAATAATCCAAGATGTGATAACCATCATTCTCAAAACTAATTTCTCTTTTAAAAACAAATTCTATAGGTGTGTTTTTATATTCACAAGTTATTATGCCCTCATCCCCATCAATAAAATATTTTCGATCCGTGGTGTTATGACATAACGTATAAAATATTTGTTTTTGGTATGGGTGATGAATATATATTTTCACTATCTAAATTATTTTTTTTTCGTAATCATTTAAATTTCCCTTTCTCAATTTACCGTTTTCATTGGAATTGTATATATCTTCATAATAGGTAATAGGTATTTTTAATTCATTTGATATGAACGTTAACTCCTCATTCCATTTTATTATGTTACCATATTCTTTATCATAATTGGGAGTTTTTTCCCAAAGATATGGTTGATTGGATTTAAAACTTTTTTCTTTGTGCATTAAATAAGACCAACTCTCTGCACAATCAGTTAAATTTTTTCTTGATAATAAAACAACTTCATCAAAATTTTTTGTTAATTCAATTAACCAATTAATTCTATTTTCTTCATTCACATAATATGGTAAATGAAATATGATAGTTTTAAGAACAATTTTTTTAAAGTCGGTTAATGGTGGTAATCCAACACTTGGGTTAAATGGTTCAAATTCATATTTAAATTTATTATAAGTGGATAGTCTTCTACCTAATTCGGATGATCCTGTTCTCGGTAATGCAATTATTAATATACTCATATAATACTAAATTTTGCTTTCTTTTTAGAAAACCATATTATCAACACATCTCGTTCTCCAGAGGTTATTTTTTTTACTTCGTGAAATTCATAACCACCATTAAACACAACATAATCTCCTTCATTTGTTAATGATACATCTTTATCATTTATAAACATTTCACCACCAGTAAAGTCAGATGATAATAGGATACTAACTGTCTTATGTGTTGTAAATCTATCTTTATGTTTTCTAGCATAATCATTTTCACCATATATTAATCTATGCATTATATATAAATTATCAATAGGTTCTTCAAATTTATTACAAATAAATTCATTTAACTTTTTATTTTCTAAAGTATATACCCAACTATTATTGGGGAAAAGGGAAACTCCCTCATCTTTTTTAAGTTGTGTTGCAAAATATAATTGAGGATGTGATGCTTTTATGTATGCCAAATCCTCTTCATTCATTATTCGAGTGTTATTTAATTCAGATTTTAAAAAAACTAAATCATCGATTGATAGTTTCATATTAGTTTATTTGTATTATTTTTAAATTCTATAATTGGTTCATCCACATTTAAAAATTTATGTAATTTAAGATAAAAATCATAACAACCTCTTGTACCTGGATGCCAATCTATTACGTCTCCACCCTCATCCGCAATAGAAGTTACTTTTATTAATTCAACAAACTCTTTTGTTTTTTCATAAAAATCATCATTCCACGTCACAAAGATTGGTTCATAATTTTTATAAAAATGTTTTAATTTTTTAATAAATAAAATTTCCGCATCTCTATCTCCATTATACCAACTTTCAGTTTCTTTGACTCTTAAATCTAATAGTTTTTTCGCAAACGATTTATCACTATACCATTCCCAATTTAAATATTTTAAGTTGTGATTTGTATCTCTTGCTCCAAAATATCTTCGTGGGAATCTACCCGGTGCAGTAAAGACTATGACTATTCTATCACCTTCTACATAATTTGGTATATTTCCCGTTTGGTATAATATGGAATTATTATCGGAACCAAATTTTCCCAATTTAATAACATTATAATGGTTAGATAAATAATCCGTCCAATGTATTTCGGGTAAATCCCAATCTACGAAACTATCACCGCAAACGTATATATTATTTTTTTTAGTTAACATTATATAACAGTTTTATTAGATTTTAATTTAGGGTAATTAAAATCAGTCTCGGTCATCCAAATATTTAAAGCGTAACGTATCCCGTTTGTTACTGGTAACACTCCGTGATATGTCTCAGAACCGTTAAATGAAATACAATCTCCCAATTTTAAATCACAAATAGTTAATCCTTTCAATGTTTCAAAATGAAATGGTGGGTCATTTTGTTCAGTTAAAACAAATTGTCCACCCTCAAAACCTTCTGATAAAACTATTACCGTGGTTAATTCACTTGATTTGTCTTTATGTAAATTAAGATATCTACCATCATAATATGATGTCAAACTAATATTAAAGTTTTTTAGGTTGAATGTGTCATAATCAAACCATAAACTAAAATTTTCGTTTTTATAATTGGTTGTTAATAAATCAATTATTTTATTTTTAAAATCTTCATCATATATTCTCCTACAATCCCAAGATTCTGTTGGTTTATAAGAAAATGGTTCTCCATGTTCAAGACAAAATTTAATTATCTCTTTTGCCGAATCCTCATCACAAAAATTATTGTTTATTGTATAATTCATAACAAATACGAATTTTTTGATTTACTATATGTTAATAAATTACCCTGACTTATAAATTCATATAATTCATGAGCAATCAATTTATAGCCATTACTACTTGGATGTTTGCCGGCGGTGGTGTCAACCCAATGGTTATTATCTTCCCACACATCTTTTCTATTTGTGTCGATTAATAAATTAGCCATTGTTTTACTTCTATAACCCCAATATCTATTATCATCAATTAAATGAGTTTTATCAACTAAAACATCGATATTTTTATTAATCATAGTGTCAAACGCATCACAAAAAACATATCTAATTCCCAATTCTTTAAACATAAATTGTAAATGTAGAATATAATTTTGATTAATAACATCGTAGTAGGCATCATTAAACAAATTACTAATATAGTAATCTCTAAAATTTTTTACCGCCCTATTATACTTCGCATTATCTCCATCAACACCGTCGAAAATGTATTTGAAAAGATGTTGTTTACTTTTATATCGTTGACCCCAAATATGAAAATTATTCTCATTTGGAAAAAATGGTAATTGATCTCTTAATGAGGAAGACCACATAATAACAACAAAATCGTCTTGAGTGACGATTTCATTTTTTAATTGATAAGAAATTGAATTGAATATTGCATTGTTAGAAAATGCACCTACTCCATTATTTTTAACTTCGCAATTGAGTAATTCCGATAAATGTTTTGGCCAACAATATTTTTGTCTTATGTTAGTTCTTTCTTCAGGAATTTCTGTTGTTAATTCTTCCTCAACATTGCCCCCAACACCTTCAGTCCAACTATCCCCATATGTAAATAACTTCATAAAACATTGTCTTATTCCCCCAAGTGTTTAACCTTAATTGCCGTCACAACCGCTTGAAATGCGGTTGCCACTTTTGTTTTTAATTCACTTGAAATTGGTGCAACAACCGTTTTAATTGTTTGTGCCGGTCTTTCTACTCTTACTTTTACTGCCATTTTAAAATGTGTTTATGTTATTTTATTTTATTTTATTATAATTTAGGTGGAGGGCCTCCCTGACAAGTTGGGCAGGTATTATCGTAACACCAATTACCACAAAAACTATTACTACACCAACAACTATTGTGCATCACACTAAATAATCCATCTCCAACATCCACTAAGAATAAATCAGAGGGTGCAAAATCTAAAGAATATATTGTTTTAGATTCAAACACCATTTGTAAATTGGTAATTGCTATTTTTGTTAATTCAGTTGTATTTGAATCAGTTACAACTATTTTATCACCAATGTAAAAATTATTTGCTCGTTCAAATCTCGTTTCGGTTGAGTCTTTTTCTTCAATATAAAAAGTGGATCCGGGTGCTTCTGTCCAAGTACGACCATCTG